TCATCTGGGACAGCGACTTTTTCACCGAGTACGTCCGCAAGAACCAGTTCGCGCGCTACATGGGAACCACCATGGGCGCGATGATCCAGGTCCGTGAGGATCTGACCCGCAAGGCCGGCGACACCGTGGTGTTCCCGACCGTCCGGCGTCTGGTCGGCGCTGGCGTCTCCGGAAATACCGTCCTGGAGGGCAACGAGGAAATCCTCAACGCCCGGAGCCTCAATCTGGTTGTGTCCGCGTTCCGGCACGCCGTCGCCGTCTCGGACTGGGACGAGCAGAAGTCCGTCATCGATCTCCGCGAGGCCGCCAGGGAAGCCCTGATGGTCTGGGAACTGGAGAAGATGCGGAACGACATCATCACGTCGCTGGAGGCGATCACCGCCGACAACAACGTGCAGGTGTCCTACGCGGCGGCCACCGCCGGCCAGCGCAACACCTGGATGGTCAACAACGCCGACCGCGTGCTGTTCGGCGCGTCGAAATCGAACGCGGTCTCCGGCGTGATGGCGACCGCGCTGCTGACGGTGGACAACACCGCCGACAAGATGACCGCCGCCATCGTCACGTTGGCGAAACGCATCGCCCGCACCGCGTCACCGCGCATCCGGCCGATCAGCGTCAATGACGACGAAGAATGGTTCGTGATGTTCATGCCGTCGCTGCCGTTCCGCGACTTGATGCAAGACCCCGTGATCATCAACACGTTGCAATACGCGTGGGATCGTGGCCGCGACAATCCGTTGTTCACGGCTGGGGACATTCTCTACAACGGCGTGATCATCCGCGAAGTGCCGGAGATGCCGGTCATCGCCGGAGCGGGCACTGGCGGCATTGACGTCGCGATGTCGGCGCTGTGCGGCGCGCAGGCATTGGGCGTTGCATGGGCGCAACGGATGAAGAGCACGACGAACGTACGCGATTATTCGTTCTTCCATGGAATCGGAATTTCCGAAATGAGAGGGATCGGGAAGTTGCGCTTTGGTGTTGATCCCACGGTAGACACAACAAAACCCGTTGACGCAGGGATTGTTAGCGTATGGACTTCGGCCGTGGCCGATGCCTGAACGTAACGATAACACGGTTCCTGGCGCGTAATTGTCACCGTGGCTCAAAATCGCCGTTGCGCTCGCGCCGTTGATGCTGGCCGCGTTGATCGGCATCGCGTGGAACAACTCGCATTCCATGGCGGTTCTCGGCGCGCGGCTGGAGGACACGGTCAGGCAACTCGATCACGTGCGGGACATGGTCGAGCAACGGGTGGCCTGCGGGCCGCGTCAACCATAAGGAGAGACTGAAATGGCAACGAAACCGCATAGCGCCACCGAGACGATCCATCACGACGGGCGGTCGAACAGCGTCACCGGGGCGGCGTTCGTATCGCCTCACACGACCGAGGAACTCACGCAAATGGCGGCGGGATCGGTCGGCGCGCAGGTCATCCTCGACTACAACGGTTCGGGATCACTTGGCGCGCGTGGTGGCGCGGGTGCGACGATCGAAGAAAACACGATGGCCAGGGACGCGCACATGGTCGCGTTGGGTCTCGATCCCGTGAACCCCTCGGGGCCGCCCACGGCGCCAGACCCAGCGGGGGCTGTCAGGGCCGCCGGGGCGCCCGTTGGCCGCGCCACGCGCATCTCCAGCCTCGCGGCGGGGATCATCACCGGAGATCCCGGCACCGCCCCACCGCCCGGCGGGAGCAACGGCACCGCCAGCGCCCCGGTCAATCGCGACGTGCCGCACGTCTCGCAGGCGGGCGACACGCTCAACTGCACGATGGGGAATTGGGAGGGTGAGCCCACGAGTTACGGCTACCAGTGGAAGATTGATGGGGCGGTTGTCGGCACCGATGCCGCGACCCACACCGTGACGGCCGCCGACATCGGCAAGGCAGCCACGTGCGTGGTGACGGCCACGAACGCGCATGGATCAACCGCCGCGCCGCCGTCGAACGAGGTAACGATCACCGACCCGGCGGCGGGCGGACAGTCGCGGTCGAAGCGGTAACGTAACCGATGCCCGCGACCGTCTCCGTCTCGACGATCGCCGAGCAAGTACTGCGGCGGCTCAACGTCACCGTGGTGCCGCTCGACGATCGTCCGACCCTGACGGAGATGCTGCCGGTCGCCACCATCGCCACGATGGCGCTCGTCGAACTGGGCGTCATCGCCTCGGACGAAACGCCGATCCCCTCCGATCAGGCGTTGGCGCTCGACAAGGTGGCGAGTGTCCACGCCGGGCTCGATGCCCAGGCGCTGGTCTGGTGGGACGCCACCGCCGCTCCGCGCGCCTTCGTCGAGGAATACGTCAAACTGACGGCGGCGCAGATGGCCTCGTCCTTCGGCAAGGCGGCCGATCCGTCCCTGGTGGCGTTGCTGGAGGGGCGCGTTCGCCGGGGTGCCATGGGCATCGCGTCGCACGACATCGCGGTCGAAGCGGTGATGGCGGTGCACACCGAGTTGGTCGGCAAGGGCATCGCGCGGTGGACGAGCACCGACATCCCGGAGATGGCGGCGCCGGCCTACGAGATGCTCGCGGCTTACAATCTGGCGCCGAAGTTTCCGCCGGCCGAGCAGAAGCCCGCCGATGTGGTGCAGGCCATGCGGACGCTGTTCACCATCACCGCGTTGCCGACGAGCGGCGAGCGGGTCATCGCGGAGTATTTCTGATGACAAAACGATGTGCTTTCATATTGGCTGTTCTGTTGTTGCCCGCGATGGCGCTGGCGCAGGCTCTCAGCTACGCCGACCGCTCCGGCACCATCACCGCCGGGGGCATCGCGCAGGTGGCCATACCGGCGTGGAGCGGCCGGCACGGCTGCATGATTCAGAACCAATCGGCGGGCAGCCTGTGGGTATCGGAGACGGCAACGGCGGTCGCCGGGCCGCCCTCGGTTCTGATTCCGGTTGGTCAGCAGTTTCTGTGCATGAGCCCGGCGTCCGGCCAGGCGTATTCGATCATCGGCGCGACCACGGCGCAGGCCTTCGTGGCGCGCGAGTGGTGAGGTGATCGGACGGCGCGCATTGTTGCTGGCCGGGGCGGCGCTTCCCGCGTCGGTGTCGGCGTATGGCCAATGTGTCACCGATACGATGGTCGTGGATGCGTGCCTTGGCGGGGTGCGCATCGCCCGGCCCGCCGGTGCGACGCTCGACCTCAACTTCATGAGCGCGCCGCTCGATCCGCGCATCACGTTCACGCGCGCATCGACCGCGACATACACCGACGCGAGCGGAACGATACAGACGGCGGCGACCAACGCGCCGCGCTGGGATTATGCGAGCGGTGTGCTGCGTGGTCTGCTGATCGAGGAAGCGCGGACGAATATCGCGTTGCAATCGTCCATGGGAGTCGCGCCATGGGCCGTTTTCAGCAGTGGCTCAGGTGATCCGGCGGTAACGGCGAACAACATTATCGCGCCCGATGGCACGTTGACGGGGACGCGGGTGGTTTACCCCGCCGTATCGTCAGGTGGCGCGGTAAGTTTCATCTACCAGAATATCACCGTCGCCGCTGTAATTTACACATTCAGCATCTGGTTGCGCGGAGCCGTTGGCGGCGAACAGATATACTTCAATACGAACAGCGCCGGGGTATCTTTCGCGAGGACACCGCGCCTGACCCTCACGACGCAATGGCGACGTTTTATACTGACAACGCCGGCCCTGACAGCCGCCTCGTGGACGTTTGAACTCGGAACAGACTTGCGGGATGCCAGTCAGGCGGCGACAGCCGCGCAGACGATTTACGCCTGGGGCGCGCAAGTTGAGGCGGGCGCGTTCGCGACGAGCTACATCCCAACGACAGCGGCGACGGTGACGCGGGCGCAGGACGTCGTGACCATGCCAGTAGGCTCATGGTTCGATCAGACGAAGGGCAGTCTGTCGCATGAGTATATCATGGCAGGCACGGCAATCGGGTATGGGGCGGCCGCGCAACTTGTCGGGGCGGCCACCGCGACCGACTATATCGTTCCAGAGCAATACGATTCCTCGTCAACCCCGTCGGTGAACGCGGCGGCGGTGTCTGTTGGCGCGACACTCGCTTATTGCCTGATGCCGACCACGTCGGCGGCGGCGGGTCCAATACATAAGAGTGCCGCCAGTTGGGCCATGGGTGCCGCTGTCAACGCCGCGCACGACGGCGTCGGAAAGTCATCCGATAGCGGCAACATCACGGCATTGCCCACGATAACGAGTCTGACCATCGGCGGCACGATGCATGGCCAGACCATGGTCAGTCAGTGGGCGCGGCGCACACAGTATTGGCCCAGGCAACAGTCCCAGACTGAGTTAATCCAGGTGACGACATGAGCACTTATTATAAGCTCAGATATTCCGACTATCCCGGCACTGACACCGGGCCGCCTGATCCGGAGCGATGGCTGGGTCCGCCGGGTCCGCCAGGGCCACCTGGGGAGGACGGCGAAAAGGGCGATACCGGACCGATCGGGCCGCCTGGTTCAGTTGACGCCGGTAGCGTGACCGGGCCGCTTTACTGGACCGCGACCGGCGGCAACACACCGCGTTCGGCGCAGGACCGTAGTGCCGACGTGGCGAATGTGCTGGATTACGGCGCTGATCCGACCGGTATGCTCGATAGTTCAACGGCGATCAACGTGGCGGCATCTCAATTGTCGCGAGATGGTTATCGCTACAAAGCGGTATTGCTGCCCACCGGCCAGTATAAACTCCAACATCAAATCATTCTCAGCCGGGGGCAGGCGTTCTACGGTGACGCGCAAGGGTCGTCGGTTCTGGTCATCGATGATACGTTCGACCCAACGGCCTCGTCGATTATTCTTTGCGCTGATGGGGTCACTGATCCGGGTCCGACCATTCGCGACCTGTATTTCTGGTTCCATCAACCGAGCGATGTCACCTCCCGGTCCACGTTCAAAACCCTGGCGACCGGCGGAACCTCGGTGGAAGGTGGCACCGGGGTTCAATATCCATGGGTCATCGCCACCAGCGGCAACAGCGGGCGTGTTCAGGTTGAGCGTGTTTGCATCACGGGTGCCTGGAACGGCATCAATGCCGACGCTTGCTGCTTCTGGATCAACGGACTGAAAATATCCGCGTTCAATATAGGTATCGCCATCGGAGGCACCATCGCGGCTCCGGTGCTTGACTGGACGTTCATCAGTAATGTTGAGTTCTGGCCGTTTGGGCTGAACACGGCGGGCCTCAAAAATGTCTATACGGACGGCGTCACCATCGCGATGCGTTGTGGGCCGCAGAACGGTCTTAACGCGCAGAACATAGGCTGTTTCGCATCACGGTTGGTGTTTACGTCTGAAGCCTACCAGGGTTGGTTTTCGTTCACCAACCTGGGCATGGATACGTGGCAGTCCACTATTGAAGTGGCCACCTGTGCTTTTCTGCAAATCGCTAACCTTTACGCCACGAATGGCGCACCAGGACTTCGGCCAGTTATCGGCGTGCAGGCCGGGCAGGTGATGATAAGTAACTGGTATGGCACCAACAACTCGCCGTATCCCATGCTCGTGGTCACCGGCGGCGATGTGACCGTTACAGGCGGCTATCTCAACCCTTATAATGGCGCCGTCGATACGTTGACCGTCGCGCAGACTGGCACTTTGCGTGTCAGCGGCGTCAAACTGCATACGGGGACGACCGGCGCGTGGGCGCGTCCATTGATCAATCAGTACGATACCAGTGTGCTACAGGTGGACGGGATCGATGTGATTGGTCTGGCCACATCCGGCGCGGCGGTGCAGTTCAACTCTGACCAGCGAGGAAATTATCTGGGTCATGTCGCCGCGCCAGCGGGTTGGACAGTGGCGGCTGGAGCATTCGGCCCCAACGGACGCTATGGTGACGCGCCGATCATGTCGCCCGTATTCACTGGAACACTGACATCAGTCGGACCAGCGGTGCTCAACGCGGGTGTGTCGTTCAACGGTAACGTGGCTTCCGGCCCGAGCGACCTGTCCAAACATATCGAGCTATACTCCGGTTATGGTTTTTCTTTGACCGGTAGTCGTGTCAATTACGTGGCGCCATCGGCGGCGGGACATTACTTCGTGGTGAACGGAGTGGATTATTTTAGCATCTCAGCGGGCCAGGTAACATGCGTTCCCAGTGCTAAGTTCAACGGTTTCATCGGGTTTCAGGGCGCGGCCCCGATGGGCAAACCGACCGTATCGGGATCGCGCGCCGGTAACGCGGCGCTGGCATCGTTGCTCACGCAACTGGCGACGTACGGGCTTGTCGCGGATGGATCGACAGCATGAGCGGCTTCACCGAGCAAACCATTCCCGTTAGCTTCCCCCGCCAGCAATGGGAACATATCCTCACGATGCTGGCGCGGCAACCGTTCAACGAGGTCGCGCCACTGATCGGTGAAATCCAACGCCAGTGCCAGATGCACGAGATGCGGAGCCGCGCGGGTCAGCCGCCGCCCCGGTTGGCGCCCCAGGACTATGGGCCGGTCGAGCCGAAAGCGGCGGAATGACAACCTTCGCCCTCACGCTGCCGCTCGATCGTATCTCCCCCGTGCGATTACCGACGCGCGACCTGGTTCTCGGTGGCAGCGACAGCGTCACGCTGCTTGTTTCAATCGTCGATCGCGACAGCCCCGACGCGCTGCCGATCGCGCTCACGGGTGGCATCGGCGGCCCCGCCGTTTCCATGTTCGTCTGGGCCGACACCAGAGGGTGCCATGGTCCGAACTTCGGCGGCTGGGGGAGCGGATGGGATTACGGCTGGGGCGGCTGGTATGGCGGCGGGGTCGCCGGACCCGGCACGGTGATGTGGTCCGCCACGGGAACCGTCGACGATACCACCACCGCCACGTTTCGCCTCGTCGTCCCCGCCGGCACCATGGGTGCGTGGCCGCGCCGCTGCCGCTGGGCGGTGTTCTTCGACGCCGAGGGCGGTAGCGAGGCCGAGCTGCTGGCCGAGGGGCATCTGCACGTGCGCCCGATGGTCTCGCGCGCCGTCGAGCCGCTGATCCTGCTGACCGACGCGACACCGCCGGTGCTGACCGACACCATCATTCTGAGCGGAACTTCCAGATGACGACCACGATCACCACAACCGGCGGCGCCCCGGTCGAAGGCGTTCGCATCGCCGATTTGCCGGTCCTGGGAATGGTGACGGACGATACATCGTTCGTCGGTGAGCACGCCGGCTCGGGACGGTTCACGG